CAATTTTGTAGTGGGGTCTCTGCTGGTTTATCTGAATAATCTTTCATAGTTTCTATTTGTTTTTGCTGTTGTTTTTAATTGTTAATTGCTTTGCTAGGTTAAATGCATCCTCCTGATAGGTGAATGACTTGATGAACTTAAATGGGTTCTGCTGAAGCACATCGTGCTTCTCGGTGTCGGGGTTGTATCATACTACGTAGGCCATAATCAAAAGGTTTGTGCGTCCATAATTTCGTGTCCCATAGTATTGGCGAACCTAAAGGCTTGCTCGAAGGTTTCGAACTCGTAGCCTAAGTCTTGGTCGGCATCGTCCCTTAGGACGTAGATGCCGCTCTTGTAGTCAATGCGCACCTTGGCGATTGGTAGTGGGGTGAATACCTCTCCGAAGAATGATTTGCTTTTCATAGTTTTAGTTGTTGATTGGGTTTAAAAAATGGGGCGCAGCCGCACCTACCCCCATTACGATGATGTATCCATTGTGCGGATGACTTCTTTAGTTTGTTTTAAAACGACTCTTGTGTTCCTCATCGGTAGAGTTGTCAAAGTAGTACGTCCACTTGCCCATCTTGATGTACAGGCATCCGTTGTCTATGGTTATTACTTTGTTCTTCTTACCTGAACGCCTGATTTCAATTTGTACTGGCTTCATAATTTCTATTTTTTATAGTTGATGTTCGGTAATGTATAGTCGGATGCTGTCGCCATCCACTTGCGCGTAGTACTCGTCGTCCTCGTCCGTGTAGATTTCTCCGACTTGCTCTCTCGTTTCTATTGATGCCTTTGTGGCATCAAAGAACTTCTTCGCTGATTCGTATGTCTTGAAGACCTCTTGGTCGTTGTAGTCGCACAATGAGTGCGCTTCGTGAAGGATGTAAAATTTCATAGTTTCTATTTGTTTATTGGTTATTTTTATTGGGTTAAATACAAATGCGAACCTCTCGCTTTTGGCTGTTCAAGTCATCAGACACAATAGTAAGTGAGTCGTCAATGTAGAAAGTGTATAGGTCTTCTTGGCGTTCGCCCTCGTGTATCTCTACCACTACAATATCGTGGTCGTCAAGGTGCTGAATCTCTTGGCGTAGGTCGCCTATCGTTAGAATAGTTTTCATAATTTCTATTTGTTATTGAATTGTGAACCAATCATCATCCATATTAAACTCATCGATTTGCGCTTGATTAACGAACGCCTCGCAGTACCACGATTCACCACCCTCGCTATTGATAGTTAGGTCCGCCGTTACATTGGTCCCAAGTAAGGTCTCCCACTCGCGGATGAAGTCGTTTACATCTTCTTCAGTTCCGTCAAAGTATGTCCATACTCTAAGTTTCTTCACGTCTTCGTGGCCTCCCTCCATCGCTACTATATAGCCTAACTCTATCGCCTCCTTGAGTCGTTCCTCGCTAGTGATTAGCGACTCGGTTAGTTCATCATTAAGTTCAAATAGTTCCACCTTGTTGGTAGCAAATAGTGTTAAGGCTAGGTCAGTTACGTTTACGAATGTGAATCCGTCTTCAGTTTTAATTAGTCGATTTTCCATAGTTTCTATTGTATTTTAGTTTTAATTAAGTCAAGTAAATTAAGAGTGTCCCCTATTGCATAGGTAACCTCGGTGTCAATGTTTTCCATCGAATCGTATGCTTTGTTTAGCATATCAATTAGGTAGGTTAATCGCTCTGACACATCCTGAGCCGTAGGTTGAATACCCTCATAATATGCCTCGATTGATTCTGCGATATCGATTTTAGATAAATTCATTTTGTTTATTGATTAAAGTTCTAAAACAGCAAGTGATACGTTACCCTCGTGGTCAATCCACCCCTCCTCGATTAAGGCTAAGGCGGTTCGGCCGTAGGAGCCCTGAAGGCTCCACGCCATACCGCTTTTAACTAATTCAGCGAAGAGGCACACGACCTCTTGGTCGTTTAGTTCGCCCTGTTCGTAGGCTATGATACTGCCCACTAATGTTGATGATGATGATTCGTTGTTCATAGTTTCTATTTGTTTATTGATTGTTGATTGGTTAAAGTGATACGTATTCGATTGTATCGTTCGCCTCTTGAAGTAGTTCTACAATTTCTTCAGCCCACTCTTCAGTATGTGATGCATATTCAATTACAAGTTTTAGTTTTGATATTGACTGCTCAATAGCATCTTGAATTAGTTCAAGGTCTTCGGTGGTTATCGTTTTAGTTTGATATTCGTTTTTCATAATTTCTATTTGTTATTGGTTATGTAAAGGTGATAATGGATTTTGGAATATGCAAGAGAAAGTTATTAACAATTTGTTATCTTAAACTTATGGAGCCGCACTTTACCTCCAGTTTGTTATTGATTGGGTTAAAATACCTTACGGACGTACCATATGGGGACTTACCCTTGACCTTATACCTACCGCATCCACACTTGCTCACCTTGAAGTCGCTCATCTTTTGTTTAAAGAATCGCATTGTGTCCTTTGAAAAGTAGTGGGGCGCAGTTTCTGCTGTTAGTTTTTTTATTTGTCCGATTGTCATAGTTTCTAATTATTTATTGGTTGTTTTCAGTTAGTACTTTGTGGGCTTCTTCTATCTGCTCACCGAGGTCAACCGATAGCATCTCAATGATGTCGAAGGCAATCAGTTTGTTTCGTGTTTGGTCGTCAGTAGCATTGATAAAATCGCCAACAGCATTTAGGTACTCGGCATATGCTCGCACCATATTGTTCAGTTCAGTCTTCATAGGTTCTATTGTTTTAGTTCAGTTCTAATTCAGTTACATTGCCCTCGGAGTCGACAGCATATTGATGGTCATCCTCATCCCATTCGGTGTAGTAGATATCACCATCGGTCAGTTCATAGACAAGGGATATCAATGTGTAGTTGTCTTCAATGGTCAGTAGATGTGATGCAGTAGTAGGCAAGGCATCAAGTAGTGTGCCTTGACGTAGGTGCTTACGCATCTCGTTTGCTGTTGTGGTTTCATCCTTTGTGTAGAATTCACCATCGTTCCATACATAGCCCTCGTTAAATAGTTTTCCAGTAACGGAGCATTTTCTTGCAAAAGTTTTCATAGTTTCTATCGTTTTATTAATTAGTAAGGCAGTAAAGTGGTGTAGCCGTAGGCAATGATTTTGCCTTGAGCAAGTAGGTTGTCAAGTTCCATTGAGAACGCCGTCTCGCTTGGGGCTTTGTCAGATACAACATCAAAGGTCATCTCGGTAGTTGCTCCCTCGTTTGTTGTCCTTGTGAAGAAAGTATGGTTCATAGTCAATTGTTTTTTGGTTAAGATGCCTCGCGGCATTTCGGCTATTAAAGCCTCTTCAGTTAACCTTTTGGGTATCCTCTATCTATTAAGTTCACTAACTGAATTGCGGCATTGTCACCGATAAATTCACGGGCAGTTAGGTACATTTCGTTACGCCCTACCTTCATACCTCCGTAGAAGAAGTCAAATAGTAGGTTCAATGTCGTGACTCGGCAAACGTACACCGACTCATTATTCAGCACCTTCATAAGTGCCTTCAAGAACTCGCTCTTACTATTGAACTCTTTGCGAGCATAGTCAGTACGTAGATTACCGCACTGAACCAACGCGGTGGTTTCTGCTCTGTCGGTATATCTCATTACGAATGATGTTTCGCTACCCGTCTTCTTGCTTTGCAGTTTAACAATGAACTCTCCCATTTTGATTTAATTTTAGTGGTTAAGACCCCCGAAGGGGTTTCGGCTAATTAAGCCTCTTCAGTTAACCTCGTATGCGAATTTTAACTCACCATCAAGCAGCAAAGGCTGATAGTCACCTCTTGCAAGTAGGTCTTCAGTATCGAAGAAGTCAGTACGGAACGCTACCTCGTATTCGGGGAACATTATGCATATTCCGCCGTCCTCGCCATAACGAGGATGCTCGGCAAGGACTACATTTTGGTGGGCATCATTACGCAACTCATTAAGCACCGAAGCACCCTTGGAGGTAAGGTAGGAGTAGAAAGCAGTAGGAGTCATAGGATAGTGGATTAAATGATTGATGGAGCAAATGTTATAACTGAATTTGACATATGCAAGTCTTTTTTTTAATCTGCCGATAACTCATTGATAATCAGCGACAAAAATTGACATCCTGCGCGCGCGTAACGCGCACATACGCATAGCGCGTAGCATCTATGGGGAAAAATTGAGGTGTGGGAGGGAGTGGGGAGGAGTGGGGAGAGGTGATTGTTCCACTCTTCTCACGAAGAACAAACCAACTCACCAACAAACCAACCACAAAACCATCACCCAAACGCCATAGCCACTCACCATAGCGCACTAACCAAAACGCCAAAACTCTGCAACCAAATCAAGCAAACGCGAGGGGCATACCTATGGGATTGCGTTTCCGTTTGCGTGTGCGTACGTTTATATATGTATATTATCCCCTGGATATTTATTTCTCACTCTCAGATGCTTCTGACTTCAACCCTTAGGTTGAAAAAGAAGCTAGAGGGGTAAACTTAAACATTGACGATAGAAGTCTTAATAGCTGTTCAATGATTGTGGGTCTGGGAGGTGGAGGGTCCCTAAGGACCCGTATACCTCCTACTAGTAGCTTAAAAATAACAAGTAAACTGAGTAAACAACAGCTATAATGGGCTAGAACGAACAGACCATAGTTGTCGCTTATTCTAGGTGCCTGAGCATTTTAGGTACTGATGAACGTGGGGGCTCTGCTTAGGCGACGCCCCCTATCTATTGTTAGCTAAAGCGATTGTCTTTTAGATCGCTTTACTATAGAGCTATAGAACCTTAGGCTATGCGAAGGTACGGAATATTTTCCAAACCACAAAATATTACGTATATTTGTCTTGTCACAACACAAACAACGCTATGATAGGATACATCTACAAGACAACCAACAAGTTAAACAACTGGATATACATAGGACAACATAGGTCTTCTAAGTTCAGTAAGTCATACAAGGGGTCCGGAAAGGTCCTTATTGATGCATTTGAGCTCTACGGTAAGGAAAACTTTCATACAGAGGTGATATGCTGGGCAGAAACAATGCAACAGCTAAATGATCTTGAGAACCTATGGATATCGGCTTATAGGATAGAGAACTGTTACAACATCTCTGGTGGTGGTAACGGAGGATTGTCATACATATATGTTGACATTGAGACAAAACTAATTTACCTATCTGCAATTTCAGCTTCTTTAGCTGTTGGTGTAAGTAAATCAACATTTCTTAAATGGGTAAACAGAAATGGAAGGAGTAAGGGTTACGACAAGCACGTAAAGCTTAGAACTACTGACTCTATCAGGAAGAGTAAGAATTTATCGATATACAAGAGGTGGGTTATGTTGCCAGCTAATTTTTTGCTTAGGATGCAAAACCCTAAATTTGCATAGTGGATTGTGTTGTGACGACAGATTCTGCGATTAGGGCCTTCGGGCCCTTTTTTATTGTGGCTATCTTTGCCCTATGATTAACACCGCAAAACAAGTTTTCTTATGAAACTAAGTAACTACGTATCGTTAGCTGAGGTCACCAAGAGTGATACTGCTAAAAGAAAGGGTATCAGTAACGAGCCCACCCCAGAGCATCTAGAGAACCTTAAGACAATCTGTACCGAAGTCTTTGATAAGGTACGTGAGCACTTTGGTGTTCCTATCTATATTTCTAGTGGGTACCGCTCTGCTGCCTTGAATAAGGCTATTGGTGGCAGCTCTACCTCTGACCACAACCTAGGACGTGCTCTTGACCTTGACCAAGATGGTCACGGCAATGGGGTAACCAATATGGATGTGTTTAACTTCATCGTAAACAACCTTGAATTCGATCAATGCATATTTGAGTTCGGGACAACTAAGAACCCTGACTGGGTTCACGTGGGTTACCGCAAGGGAGCCAACAGGAAACAGATACTTGTAGCCTATAGAGATGCTGCTGGCAAGACAAAATACAAGCCGTTTAAATAATATCTTTGTATCTATGAAAGCAAAGATGACTGTTTACCAGAACGGCGGTAAGATGACTGCGGACGATAAGAAGCAAGAGCTTGCTAGAAAGCTGTTCGGTTCTATTCCTAAGTTTAACAAGGAAGAGGCTCGACGCGGTATGATGGCCGAGAAGATTAATAAACTCCAGAAGGAGTACGACTACTGGACCAAGAAGGGTGAGCCCACTACCGCCTCTGGCGTAAAAGTTCAGATGGACAAGATTCGTGAGGATATGAAAAAGTATACTGGTGGCGGCAAGGTGGATATGACATACGCTAAAGGCGGAAAGGTAGAAGACAAAGTCAAAAGACTTGAGAATCGCGAAGCCAACCTTGTAGCTCGTGGCAACAAAGCAGTAGACGAGGGTAGGGAGCGTAAGGCTGACCGACTTCTAGGAAAAGCAGCTCGCGTAGAGAACCGCGTAATAAAGGCCAAAGAGTCAGCCCCCGCAAAGAAGATGATGGGCGGCGGTAAGATGGAATACGGTATGGGCGGCAAGATGAAGAAGTACCTTATGGGAGGCCAAGTAAAGATTGACAAGAACAAGGACGGAAAGATTTCCGCCATTGA